GTTGTATTGGTAAAAAACCAGTCAACAGCTTCAGAAAACGGTATTTATACAGTATCTGCTGGTGCATGGACTAGAACACCTGGTGCTGATACATGGGCTGAATATGAAGGTGCTGTTATTTTCGTTATTTCAGGTTCAGGCAACGCTGGCTCTACTTGGTATTGTTCTGCACAACCAGGCGGTACGTTAGGTGTTACAGCCCTTAATTGGTTTAGTTTATCTATTTCTTTAACTTACACAGCAGGTACAGGCTTACAGTTAGTTGGTACTCAATTCAGTATTGCTAATACAGCCGTTACTGCTGGTTCTTATGGCAGTGCAACACAAGTAGGCACATTTACAGTAAACGCACAAGGTCAGCTAACTTTGGCTGGAAATACGACTGTTACGCCTGCTGTTGGCTCAATTACAGGATTAGGTACTGGGGTAGCCACTTGGCTTGCAACGCCAACAAGCGCCAATTTAGCCTCTGCTGTTACGGATGAAACTGGCTCAGGTTCTTTAGTATTTGCTAACAGCCCGACCTTGGTGACCCCTATTTTGGGAACGCCACAATCAGGTAATTTCAGCACAGGTACATTTACTTGGCCAACATTTAACCAAAATACAACAGGAACTGCGGCTGGTTTATCCGCAACCCTAGCGATTGGTTCAGGTGGTACAGGTCAAACTACTGCTTCTGCTGCTTTTAACGCACTTAGCCCTATTACAAGCGTTGGTGACCTAATTATTGGTAGCGGTGTAAATACTGCAACTCGTTTAGGTATTGGCACAAATGGTCAAGTATTGACTAGCAACGGAACAACGGCATCTTGGCAATCTGTAGGTGCAAGCGTTTCATCATTTAGTGCAGGAACAACAGGCTTTACGCCAAACACAGCTACAACTGGTGCAGTTACATTAGCTGGCACATTGAATGTGTCTAATGGTGGTACAGGCTTAACTAGCTTAACTGCTGGTTATATTCCTTATGGTAACGGCACTTCTGCATTTAGTTCTAGTTCTTCTTTATATTTTAGTGGTACTAACTTAGGTATTGGTACTAGTAGTCCTAGTTATCGCTTAACAGCTGCAGGAGCATCTACAGCAGGTTCTGTTACAGCACTTGCTATTGAAAACCCAAGTACAAATGCTGCTTCTGAAGTTAGACAAGAGTGGAGAGCAGGTGGAACAACTTTCGGATATGTTACTGTAAGTTATAACAGCAATAGTCCATATATGGCTTTTGCTACTGGGCAATCTGGTGGTCTTGCAGAGCGTATGCGTATTGACTCTAGCGGTAATGTTGGTATTGGAACTAGTAGTCCTAACTACAAGCTAAGTATCTATGATGCTTCAACACCAAGAATTCAGCTTACAAACAGCACTAGCGGAACTGCAACTACAGATGGTTATGTAATTTATACAAGCGGAACTGCTGCTTATTTCTTAAACCGAGAAGCTGATGCTACTTACTTTGGTAACAACAACACAGTTCAAGCAACACTAGATTCATCAGGCAACCTTGGCTTGGGAGTTACTCCTAGTGCTTGGACAAGTAGCTATAAAGCAATGCAACTTTCTACTGCATCTATGGTTGGTGGAACAAGCACAAGAACTGATTTAAGCTATAACTTTGTACAAACAGCAAGTGCAGTTTCATATATTCAAACAGACTACGCTTCAATTTATAGACAAACATCTGGCCAGCATCAATGGTTCAATGCCCCTTCAGGCACAGCAGGAAATGCTATTACCTTTACACAGGCAATGACACTAGATGCTAGTGGGAATTTGTTGCTAAACACAACAACAAACGCAAATAGTGCAAGAATGAAGATTGAAGGTGGCACAAGAACAATTAAGTTCTTTGATTTAGTTGCTACTGGCGGTGAAAGTTGGATTCTTGATTCTACAAATACATCAGGAAGCACAGATGTGTTTGGTATTTATGCTTCAGGTGCATCAGGACTTTATATCCAAGATACTGGTAATGTGGGCATTGGAACAAGTAGTCCTAGCGGTGTAAGACTTTATGTTTCTGGTAATGCGTATGCAGCAGCTTTTGATAGTTCTACTGGTGTTTATACTCGCTACAAATACAACGGTGCAAACACTGGCATTATCGGTACTGCCAACCAAGTTTATGGTGGTTCAACATCTGATTTTGCTTTAGGTACTGAAGGTGCAAACAATGTAGCTTTTATTACTAATTCATCAGAGCGAATGAGAATAGATAGTTCTGGTAATGTAGGTATTGGTAACACGCCATCAGGTACTTACAAACTAGAAGTTTCAGGCCTTGTTTCAGATACTGCTGGAAATCTACGTTCTTTACCACTAAACAGCCAAACATCTGCTTATGTAGCTGCGGCAACTGATAACGGTAAAGTAATTTCTATTACTACTGGTGGTGTAACAATCAATAACAGCGTATTTAGTGCTGGCATGGTTCTTACTATCTACAACAATTCAGGTTCAAGCCAAACAATTACTCAAGGCACAGGCGTTACATTGCAATGGGCTGGTCAATCTAGTTCAACAACAGGCAACAGAACGCTGGGCTTGTATGGTATGGCTACTATTTGGTTCTTGTCAGCATCTTCTGCTGTTATTACTGGTTCAGGATTAACCTAATATGACAATGATGTCTATTCTTGCTGGGGCAGGTGCTAAAGGTAGGTCTACTCTTAGCTATACCTATTCTACAAATACAACTAACGCATCTTTAAATTTATCTTCTATTAGTGGATATTCTGCTGGCAAGTCTGATATTACTGTAACCATTAACAGTGGTGTATATGTTTACTCCACATCTACTGGTGGATATGGTTTAGCGTTATCTGGTGCAACCACTGGTGACACTATTACTGTTGTAAATAATGGATATATTCTGGGACAAGGTGGCACATCACCACAATTTAGTGCTGGCACAAGTGGCGGTCCTGCTTTAAATATTGCTTCAATTGGAACAACTGGATTAACAATTACCAACACATCAGGTTATATTGCAGGCGGTGGTGGCGGTGGTGGTTATGTTAATGGAACATTTGGCGGTGGCGGTGCAGGTGGCGGTGCAGGGGGTTCTGGTGGTGCAGGTGGTGGTCCTGGTTCTTCTGGTGGCAACGGTAGTGCATTAGGTTCACAGTCAGCAAGTGGTGGCGGTGGTGGTCGTATTGTTCCAGGTTCTGGTGGTGGTGGTGGCAGTGCAAGCAATGGTGCTAGCGGTGGTGGTGGTGGTGGTGCAGGTGGTGGTGGCGGTGCATGGGGTGTATCTGACAAAGGCGGTAACCAAGCGTGTGGCGGTGGTGGCGGTGGCGGTTGGGGTGCTTCTGGTGGTAGTGCTGGTAGCAATGGTGCTTATAGTGCAAGTGGTGGCTCAGGCGGTTCTGGGGGTTCAGCAGGTGGTGCAGGACAAGGTGGTTCTGGCGGCACAGGCGGTGGCGGTGGCGGTAAAGGCGTTAACCTTGGTGGTAAGACAATCACTTGGACAGGCGGTTCATCAAGTTCTGGTAGAGTATATGGAGCAGTATCATGACATATTATTCAGTTAAAAATCTTTTAGAAAACGGAACAGAATATTTTGTTCCAGACCAAGCAACTAAAGATGCTAATACGCATATATTTTGTATTGTAGGCACACAACAAGATGCCGAAGCAAAAGCACAAGCAAATAAAAATGCTTACTTAGAACACCAAAGTTTTAGATTTTCAATTGCTAAAGAAGTTGTAAATGGTAACGATACAACTTGGTGTGCTGCAGATTTGCAAAATGACTCAGAAGAAGGTACTTACCACGTGTTTAACCATGTCACTGGTCAGTATGAAATAAAGAACTTTTTATCTGAAGCTATTGCAAGAATGGAACAGCTGAAAACAGAATTTATTAATGAAATTGATTGGTCGGTTAGTGTAGTAGATACATTACCAAATCCTCCAACTCCATATCCAGCAAATACCTATGGTTTGACAGTTGGTGATATTCCTGTAGAGGTAATGTAATGGCTTTACCAGAAAATAGATTTACTTGCGTTTCAAACCTTTGGTTGCGTCAAATGGTGTTTAAAAACAAAGGTGATAGAAATGAGGAACATACTCATAACTATGACCACATAACACTATTAACAACTGGTTCTGTAAAAGTAACCGTAGATGGCAAATCAACAGAGTTTACAGCACCACAAATGATTTATGTAAAACAAGGCAAGGTTCATCACATTGAGGCATTAGAAGACAATACAATTGCTTTTTGTGTTCATGCGTTGCGTGATAATGAAACAGGTGACATATTAGACCCAAGTCAAGTTCCATTAGGTGTTGATGCTTTTTTATCTGGAATGGCAAAACCTTTATAAAATTAAGGACATAAAATGACAACAGAATTTAAGTGGGAAATTACAAATATTCTAGTGCTTCAACAACCACAACCTAACTATGTTGTTGAACTAGGATTTACTTTAACTGGTACAGACGGTGACGTTACAGCATCAATTAATGGCCGTGTAGCATTTGACCCAGCTAATCCATCTGAAAACTTTACTGTTTTTGAAAACATTGATGAAAGAACCCTAATTAATTGGGTAAAAGAAGTGTTAACAGAAGAAGGTGTGGCTAGTCATGAGGCAATTGTTCAAGGTAAAATTGATGAAATAGTAACGCCACCTGTAGTTCCACAATCTGTGGAGTTCCCTTGGAAAGCTAATCTATTTACTGTTCAAATTTAAGGAACGAAAATGGCACAGCCAATTGACATTATTTCAAGAGCGCTTAAGGATATTGGTGCGTTAGAAGCTGGGGAATCTCCAACCGCAGATGCGGCTCAGGATGGCTTAGACCTTCTGAACGATATGCTAGACCAATGGTCTAACGAAGATATGATGGTTTATAACACTACAGAGATTATTTTCCCTGTAGTTCAAAACCAAACCCAATACACAATTGGCCCAACTGGTGACATTGGCTCAAACTTTACTGGTTACATTGTTGGCGATATTTTGACCGTTACAGGCGTTAATTCAGGCGCTATTACGCTAAATCAAATAATTGATGGCACAGGAAACGGTATTACTGCTGGAACGTCTATTATTAGCTTTTTAACGGGTGCTGGTGGCGTTGTGAACGCTGACGGTACATATAAGCTAAGTATTAGCCAACCTTCATTTATTACTAACGCTACGGCTTTGGTGGCTAACGATACTTATATCATTACAGAAGTTGGTACGACTGACTTTACTTTGGTTGGCGCTCCACAAAATACAGTTGGCACTATTTTCATGGCAACTGGCGCTGGAACTGGCACGGGTAAGTGTAACGTAGTTAAGACAATTAGCGGTTACTATCAAAAGCCACTAGGTATTAATTCAGCGTTTGTTAGGGTTAATACTACGTCTAACGGTCAGCCAGTATTAAACGGTGGTTTGGACTATCCAATTGCTGTTTTAGGTCTAGACCAATACGAGCTTATCGGTCTTAAAACATTAAACGGGCCATGGCCAAAAGCGTTGTATTACAACCCTGGCGATGTGCTTGGTAACTTGTTTGTATGGCCAAACCCATCACAAGGTGAGGTTCACTTATTCGTAGACACTATTTTTACTCGCTTTGAGAATCTTTACCAAACCTTACAGATTCCACAAGGTTACTCAATGGCATTGCGTTGGTGTTTAGCAGAACGCATGATGCCTATGTACGGTAAAAATAACCCGACACAAATAGCCATGATTAACGCTTTTGCATCACAATCTAAAGCTACAATCAAGAGAACAAATATGCGCCCACAGCAAGTTGCTCGTTTTGATGAGGTTATTACATCAAGTAAATCTAAGGATGCAGGCTGGATTCTTAGCGGTGGTTTCTTTAGATAAGGATAGAAAATGGCTGATTTTGGCTTTGTTGGCCCAAGTTATGAAGCTCCTTCTATTTATCAGGATGCTCAAGAATGCATTAATTGGCGACCCGAAATTGACGTAATGAAAGGGCCAGGTGAGCGTGGTGTAGTTTCTTTATACCCAACGCCAGGTCTAACATCACAAATCGTATTTGAAAACAAGCAAGAAATTAGAGGAATGCGTACCGTATCAGGTGGCAACTATATGGTTGCTGTTTGCGGTTCTTACGTCTATGTTTTAACTTCTGCTATTGTTCCCACAATTATTGGCCAGCTAAACACTAGCTCAGGTATTGTAGGCATCACAGACAACGGTCAAAACGTTTATATTGTTGATGGCTCATATCGATACACATGGCGTATTTCAGCCCCTAATTCAGCCGTTTTTACAGGTTCTATTAGCGGTACTACATTAACCGTTTCAAGCGTAACAAGTGGCACTATTGCCGTAGGACAAGCCTTATTTGGTATTGGGCTTGCTCAAGAAACAGTTATTACAGCTTTAGGTACTGGAACTGGTGGTGTTGGCACATACACTATCAATATTTCACATACTATTGCTAGTGAACGCATGAACTCTGCAACGGTTGGCGCAATCGTTACGGCTTCAACGTCAGGTACAACTTTGACAGTTACTGCGGTAACAAGCGGTACTTTATACGTTGGTCAGACTATTCAAGGTGCTGGTTTGCTTACTGGCACAATCATTACTGCATTGGTTAGCGGAACTGGTGGCACAGGCACTTATACGATTAATAAGTCCCAAACCATTAGCTCAGAAACAATGTATGGCTTGAACTTCACAGTATTACCATCAACTGACGGCGCTTTTGAAGGCGGCACGTCTGTGGATATTGTGGATAACTATTTTGTTTATAACAAGCCAAATACCCAAGTCTGGGCATCATCAAACCTTCTCTCTCCGTTGACAAATCCTTTGAGCTTTGCCTCAAAAGATGGTGCGCCAGACAACCTAGTTTCGCTAATTGTTGACCACCGTGAGGTTTATTTACTTGGTGAACAATCATCAGAGGTGTGGGTAGATGTTGGCTCTTATCCTTTCCCGTTCCAGCGTATTCCTGGCACATCAACTCAACACGGTATTGTGGCTAAAAATTCAATGGCTCGTGTTGGTAATAGCTTTGCTTATGTTTCACGCAATATTCGTGGTCAAGGCATGATTGTGCAAATGAACGGATATACACCGCAACGTATATCAACGCACGCCGTAGAAAATACGCTAGTTAATCAAAAAATTGATGACGCTATTGCTTGGACTTATCAATTAGAAGGTCACGAGTGCTATGTTGTTACATTCCCAACATTAAAGTTAACTTGGGTTTATGACGCAACCACACAAATGTGGCATAAATGGCTATATTGCAACGATAAAAACCAATATGAACGCCACCGTGGTAACTGCTGCGCCGTATTCCAAGGCAAAGTATTAGTTGGCGACTATGAAAACGGTCAAATTTATCAGTTAGACCCTGATAACTATACCGATAATGGTCAAAAAATACGCAGATTACGTCGTTGCCCTCATTTGGTAACTGATTTACAACGTCAATATTTTGATGAGTTACAGATTCAGTTCCAGCCTGGCGTTGGTTTGCAATCAGGAACAGGTCAAAATCCACAAGCCATGTTGCGTTGGTCTAATGACGGTGGTTCTGTATGGTCAAATGAAAACTGGGTAAGTATTGGTCAAATTGGTAGATATACCAACCGTGCTATTTGGCGCAGATTAGGTATGTCCCGTGACCGTATTTTTGAGGTTGTTGTGACTGACCCTGTAAAAGCCGTTATTGTTTCAGCTAACCTAAAAGCAAGCGCAGGGGATAACTAATGTCCTCTAACATTTCCAATGTAAATATTCCAAAATCGCCGTTTTTGGATACTCAAACCAATCGCCCTAGCCGTGAATGGTTGCTGTATCTTTTAGGCTTGGGTCGTTACTTTGGTTATGGGGCTTTTCAAAATACAGCTAATCAAACATTTGCAACTGCTAACACACCAACTTTATTGGCTGTAAATACCACCGATTACGCCAATGGTATGTATTACGCTACTGGTGACGGATTTCATGTATTGCAAAACGGCATTTATAACGTTCAATATAGCTTACAAATGGCTAATCCCGACACATCTATTCATGACATGGAAATATGGCTAAGGAAAAACGGGGTAGATGTGCCAGGAACCGCAACTAAGTATTCATTAACTGCAAAACATGGCTCAGTTGATGGATATACAGTTCCTGTTGCTAATTTTTATATTCAATTAAACGCTGGTGATTATGTTGAATTATGGGCATCCGTAGATAGCACTCAAGTATATATTGAGGCTTATCCAGCTCAAACCAGCCCTTTTGCTAGACCAGCTATTCCATCAACAGTTATTACGGTTAATCAGGTGAGCTTTTAATGGATATTAAAGTAACTTATCAAGAGCCAGTATTAATTCCTAAAGTACCAACTTTAGAGCAAATTCAGCGTTTAGAAACTGAAATGAAGTTAATGCCACAAGCTGAGTTACATACAGAACACCAATTTGCTGACGGTTTATATTCTCGCAAAGTTTTTAGGTCTGCTGGAACACTAATTGTTGGCAAAGTCCACAAAAAATCGCACTTTTTTTTATGTGCAAAAGGTGAAATAATAGTGTGGACAGAAAATGGAATGAAAACGATGGTTGCTGGCGACATAATCGAATCAAAACCAGGCACAAAAAGGGTAACTTTTGCGCTGACTGATGCGATTGGAGTGACTATTCATAAGACTGACAGCACAGATTTAGATGAAATTGAACAAGAATTAATTGAGCCTGACGACACAGCGTTGTTTGACTCTAGTAATAAACTTAAACAAATGTATTTAGAAGGCCAAAAAATGATGGCTTTAAGGAGTAATTAAAATGACATGGGTAGCCGCCGCCGTTGTAGGTAGTTCTCTTATTACTGGGTATATGGGGTCAAAAGCCGCTAAACAGGGCGCACAACTTCAAGCTGACGCAGCTAATTACGCCACCGATGTTCAAAAGGAAATGTTCGATATTCAAAACGAACAATATGCTCCGTATCGTGGTGCTGGCTATCAAGGTCTTAATATTATTCGTGGGATGTTGCCAGGCGCATATAAAACTTATGATGAAACTGGAAAAGAAACAGGAACAGCTACTGGAACTGATTATTTAACTAAGCAATTTACTCCTGAAGATTTTAAAGCTGGTTTAGACCCTAGTTATGCTTGGCGTTTAAGTCAAGGTCAAGAAGCCACAAACAGAGTTGCTAATTTAGGTGGTGGCGCTATTGGTGGCAATACTTTAAAAGCTATTCAAGACTATTCACAAGGTTTAGCCTCTACTGAATACGGCAATGCATTTAACCGTTTTCAAACTCAAAGAAGCAATATTTACAATACTTTGGCATCTATTGCTGGTATTGGTCAATCTGCTCAAGGTACAACAGCTCAGTTGGCATCAAATACAGCAGGAAATATTGGTCAATTAGCCGTTGGTTCTGCTGGCGCACAAGCGGCTGGTACGGTTGGCGCTGCTAATGCTTGGGGTAATGCTTTGCAAGGTGGCACAAGCGGATTAATGTTAAGCAACTTATTAAAGCCAAACGCAATCAATACTGGTGCTACTTATGGTGGTTACGGTGGCGCTGGTTCTGTAGGAAATGTAAATTTACCTGCCGTTGATATCAGCGCAGGAACACGTGGATTTGGTTTGGCTTAAGGATAAAAAATGGCAGATTTTAAATTCAATACAGATTTAGCTCCTAAACAGACTAATCCAACGTCTATTGGCGACATGGTTAACTTGGCTCGTGGTATTCAAGCCTATAAGCAAGCAGAAGAAGTTAATCCTTTATTAGCTCGCCAACAAAAAGCCATAACTGAGAGTTCTGAACAAGAGCTTGCAGATAAGCGTATGAAAGGCATTATTAGCGGTCAAACGTCAATGATTAACAATCCTTTGGTTGTTATGGCTGAAACTGACCCAAGCAAGGTCGACACTAACCAATTAGTAAGGTTGGTGCAAGAAAACGGTATTCGTCAAGCTAAAGACTTGGGTATTCCCGAAGATAAAGCTATGGCATTAAACCAGCCATATATTGACCTTGCTAGAAACAATCCACAGGCGCTTAGAGGCTATTTTAAGGAGCGTTTGCTATCAGGGCTAGACCAACACTCAAGAGCCACATTACTTGGCAACGTGGGAGTTTCTACAGCCCCACAACCGCAAGTTTCAGCTCCAGCTCAAAATGAGCCAGCTCCAACTATGAACTTGCAGTATCCTAAACGTGAAGCTGGCGTTCCTTACGCTTCATTGCCTAACGAACCTAAAGATTTAGAAGTTGGCGTGGCTTACAAGAACCAATTAGTGGGTGTTTTGCCATCTTTGACGAAAACTAATCGAAATCTTGATGAAGTTATTAGCAAGGCAACTGATATTGAGAAAAAGATGATTACAAAGCCAGCTAGTGCTTTGGGAACAGCTGAACGTAAGATTCGCATGGCTGTTGATGCAGAAGATTATCAATTATTGAGAAAAGACTTGGCTAACGTTGTGGCTGCTAACGAACAAGCTCTTGGTGGTCAAACTGATGCTGGTCGTAAATTGGCTGAAACAGCAAGCGGTGACGAAACTTACTCACCTAAAGTTCTTATTGATATTGCTAACCGTGCTAAAGCTGACACTCGTAATATTCAGATGCAAGCTGATGCTGTTCAAAATTTTGCCAAAAAATATGGTGAGCAAAACATTAACTCATTTAAGCAAGCATGGACTGCAAACGCTGATTCTCGTATTTTCCAAGGCATGAATATTATGGATTCTAACTTGTCTGAAGAACAGAAAAAAGCCAAGTTAAAAGAGTTGTATAAAGGTTTAAGTAATGACGAGTTGCAAGTTTTAAGACAAAAGCAGAACAACCTAATCAAACTAAGAGATACAGGAAGCCTTTAATATGGCAGTCGATTACTTTAGTGATGCAGAAATAGATAGCCTTAGACGAGTTGAAAGTGGCAAAGATAGATTTGCTATCAACAAAGAAACTAAGGCGATGGGGCCTTATCAATTTTTGCCTGATACTGTGCAAATGCTTCATAAACAGGGTATTGAATTTAACCCGTTTAATGAAAATGAAGCTCGTGGCGCTGCTAAAACATATTTAAATCAATTAGCTGAACGTTACGGTGGTGACAAGAAAAAAGCTCTTGCAACCTATGGCGGACACATTACTAAAGACCCAGCTCCTTATGTTAATAAGGTATTGGGTGGCGCTACTCCGTCAAAAGTAACCGACCAGTTTGATTTGATGGGTGTAAGTTCAGAACAGCCTAAAAAACAAGCAACTGACCAGTTTGATTTGCTAAGTAGTGTTGCACAGCCATCTGCTGAACCTCAAGCTGAAACTCAAGCGCCAACTGCTCAAAAGCCAACAATTACATCACCTATGGATGTAGTTAAAACTTTTGCAACGCCATCGATGTCTGTATTACCTAAAGCTGTTACAGAGCCTATTGTTGGTGGTGCTGAAACATTAGCAACATTAGCAACTGGTGCAGTAGCGCCTTGGACTGGCACTATTTACGGTATTTATAAAAATATCAGAGAAGGCAAAAACGAAAAACCTGACACTTCTGCAACTGCTGAGGCGGTTACTTATCGCCCAAGAACAGAAAAAGGTCAACAATACGTTGAGAAAGTTGCCGAAGCTATGCCTGAAGCATTGCAAAAAGTGCCTTTGTATGTTCCTGGTGCTGCTACTGCTGGTGCTTTGGCTAAAGCCTCTAAAGTGCAAGCTGGCGCTAAAGTTGCTAAGGTTACAGAGCCTATTGTTCAGCGTTTTGAAGAACTAAAAGCTAACGCACCTAAAGTTGTGGAATCTAAGGGCGTGGTAAGTAAAACTGGCGTTCCTGTTGTTGAAACACCTAACGTTACTAAAGCAACTGCTGAGAAGCCTTTTGTGGAATATAACTACTCTAAAGAAGGTAACGTTCCTGACGTTGAACAACAAAGCCGTTCTGATGTATTAAAGCGTATTGGATTGCAAGAAGCCCGTGAAAGCTCTGTATTGGGTAACGGCAAACAAGCTGCCAACGAATATACGACAAGCAACCTTTTAACTCCTGAAGGCGACTTTTATAAGCAACAGTTTGCTAACGAAAGAAACGCACTAGAAAACCAAGCTCGCAAAATTGCTGAGAAAACTGGTGGCACTTTTGGTTTAGATGAGCAATCTTTGTATAACCGTGGTCAATCTATTGCAACTCCTTTTGATGAATATAAGAAGTTGCTAGAAGCTGACATGAAAAAGAACTATGAGTTAGCTGATACAAAGGCGGCAGGTAAGCCAGCAGTTAGCTTAGATGAGTTTAAAGACGTATTAGGTAAAAGCTCTAATTTCAGCGTAAACGATAGCTTTAAATCTTTAAAAACTGGTCTTATTGACCACCTTAAAGAAGAAGGCATCATGGATAAGGCTGGTAATTTACGCCCTATTACTGTCCGTGAAGCTGAAAATATCCGTGTTTATCTAAATAGCAACTGGAATCATGAGCGTTCAGGACTAATTAACAAGATTGGTCAAGCTATCGATGGTGACGTTACTAAAGTAGCTGGTGAAAATTTATATCGTCAAGCTAGAGATGCACGCATCAAAATTGCACGAGTTTTGGAAGACCCTAAAGGCGTTTCTAAGGTTATGGATTATGACCCTAAAAACCCAATGAACCGTGCTGTGGCTTTTGAGAAGATTGCTGATACCGTAGAGAAAATGAGCTACGACCAGCAAGCGCATTTGATTAAGACATTAAAAGAAATGCCTGAGCAGTTACAACCTCAAGCGCAACAAGCTATTAATGAAATCAAAGCTCATATTGCCAACAAGATTTATCAAGAAGGCTCTAAAACGCAAGGTCAATGGAACGCTAAAAATGTTACAGAGTATTTGAACAAAAATAGCAAGAAAATGCGTTTATTGACAGAAGATAAAGAAATTGCTCAAATGATTTCTGATTTGAACGCTGCTGGTCATATTTTGAAGCACGACCAAGGCTACAAAGGCTCTGCTGTGCAAACCCATAACTTAGTTAAATTAGGCGCTGTGCCTGCTTTAACGGCGATTGGTGGCACAGTTGGCGGTGCGGTGGGTAGTGCGGTTGGTATGCCTGGAATTGGCGCAACTATTGGCGCTGGTATGGGTGCAACAAAAGGAATCAAACTTGCAGAACAGGCATCTTTAAAAGGTGCTAAAAAACGAATGATTAACTTGAATGAGCAAACAGGCAAAAACAAGATAACAGATTTTGGACTAAAACCTTAAGGAACTAATATGTCAGTTTTATTATCACCAGTTGGAAACGGTATTAGTTTCCTCAATAGCTTAGGTTATCCACTTATTAACGGTAAGATTTATACATACCAAGCTGGTTCAAGCACGCCTTTAGCAACTTATACAGACGTTAACGGCACTATTGCTAATGGTAACCCTATTCTTTTGGGTGCTGATGGTCGTGTTCCTGATGAAATTTGGCTAACTTACGGTTATAGCTATAAATTTGTTGTTAAAGATGCCAACGATGTAACTATTCAAACTTTGGATAATTTATATGGTATTTTGCAACAAGCACCTGCAAGCGCACCTGCTGTTCCTAGCGGTTGTATTATGCTTTGGTCAGGCGCTACAGGCTCTATTCCAGCAGGTTGGTATTTATGTAACGGTCAAAATGGCACACCTGACTTAAGAAATAGATTTTTAGTTGGTGCTGGCGATACTTATTCTGTAAATCAAACAGGCGGTTCTGCTGATTCTATTGTTGTAAGTCATACACATACAGCAACTTCTGTTGTTACTGAAAGCGCACATCAACATTTTATTGCTAATAGTGATACAACAGGCGCAAGCACAGGAATTAGCTTAACTTCATCTAATTATTTGGCTGGTAAAAATGGCGGTGGTGGAGTTTCAGAATCTTATGCTTTGCAAGGTACTTCTACAGTTGCAAGTATTGGTTTAACTTCAGGTTCAACTACAGGAGCAACTGTAGCTACAACTAACGCATCTGCTGGTGTAAGTGGAACTAACGCTAACTTGCCACCGTATTATGCTCTTGCTTACATTATGAAGGCTTAATATGTCATTTGAGATTGACCCAGTTAAGTACGGAGTTCTTTGGCAAAAAGTGGAAAGCTACGAAGATAAGTTTGTAAATCTTGAAAAAAAGATAGACAAAATGGAGCAAAACATTGAAAAGTTGTTAGAAAACCAAGCTCAACAAAAAGGCGCTGGTTGGTTGGCAATTGGTATGTTATCTGTGCTTTCTACATTAGGCGGTTGGTTAATGCATTGGTGGATAAAATGAGATTACTATGGTTCGTCACAGGACTTGTTCTTGGTGGGCTATTAGCTTGGAGCATGGCATGAGAGAAATAGCGGTTATTTGGGCAGTCCTAATAGCCGTTTGCTTTGCTTACCCAGCAAAAGCTCAAGATACCACTATGGTGATGAAGTATCAGGGGCAACCAGTTCCTAGTGCTATTGCCCCATCGATGTCAGCATTTTCTCAAGACGTTTGCGGTATTCCAGTAAGTGGCGCTATTAGTTCAACAGTTATTGGCGTTTCAGGCGGTTCTGTATATACAGACACTAACTGTGAACGTATTAAATTAGCCAAAACACTTAACGATTTAGGTCTTAAAGTTTCAGCAGTTGCAGTTTTGTGTGGCGATAACCGTGTTTGGGATGCCATGATGATGTCAGGAACGCCATGCCCTATTGATGGTTTGATTGGTGATGCTGCTCGTAATGAGTGGATTAAACGTGAACCTAAGAAGTTTGAGAAACTATATGGCAAAGTACCTGATTTGGTTGCTATTACTACTGGGGACAAATAATGCGCTGGCTCAAAGCTGTTATTGCACGACTACTTGGCACTACAACGCCACTTTTGGACAATCTTGCACAGCCAACGCAGACTGTTGGGCTTGCCAGCAAGGAGCCTACAACACCTCGTGGCAACAAGCGTTCTGCCCAGTCTACCAAGCGCCAGTCACCTGCACAACCACGTTCACCGAAAAAACCGAAAGCTGTCCAATCCACCAAAGTGGCATCAAAAGGTACAAGCAAGAAACAAAAACCTGCACCGACGGCACGGTCACGCAAAGCGCCTGGTTGCTCTACTCAAACACCTGTGTCCAAGACCCCCCAACATGCCAAACAAGCAGCCAAACGCAAACCCTGAGCTGTCAGACAGGTTATACGGGGAGCATTACCCAGACTCGTTCCTCGATTTGCCCCGACCCGTATGGAAGTCCCGTGTGGCAACCTTGGGTAACAACCTCGAACACTTGCGTGAAATCGGTAACCAACCCAACCAACGTGACCAGTCCAGTCAGCCCTGTATCGCCTGTGAACCCAACAAGCGTGGTGAGTCCGACTTCCAGCACATCTGCCCCAACAACCCAATCCTCAGTTGTAACTGCGCCGACCCAAAGTTCTGCTCAGAACTCGGAAGTGACCCCGACCGTCAGTTCAACGACAAGCACGACAACGACAAGTGTCCCGACCACGACGGGTTCGCAGACAACCTCGACTACACAGGAAATCCCTACGCCCAAAGGAAAAATGCAGTCAGCAGTTGGCCTAGTGTTGTCGTTGGAGGTGTTTGTGAAGCCAGGAATGACACAGCCCAGCGTATTCTCGGAACCTTCACTGGCTCAAAACTTGCCGACAGCGCTTCTGATGCAAGACAAGACAATGATGGAGCTTTTATTTCAACCAACCATTAATCAACATTTAGAACCCCAAGACTTAGGATTTGAACAATGAGCGACTTAGAAAAACTAGATAAAGTGCAAGGCTTTATAGAAAAATGGGTGAAATGGGCTAAACAAAACACCATGTTGGCTGGTATTGTTTTAACGGGTATTCCAGCAATTATGGGGTTTGGTTATACCGCCGTGACTAAATTTAACGAAGTCAAAGCTATGTATGAGGACTTTGACAGCGTATCAAGTAACGCATCGTCTGCTAAACGTCGTGTTGAGGCTTTAGAGGAAAAAGTTCAAGACCAAAGGGAAACCATTATCAAGCTACAAGAACGCTTGGCTGAGGCGGTTATGTCGGCTCGTGAAGCCAAGATTGTGTCTGAATCTAACCAAAAAGAACTAAGAGCTGGTTTATCTGCTCAAAAAGTAGAATTAGAGGTAACTGCTGGCTCTTTACGCTCTGAAATGAGTACCTTAAAACGTGCAACAACTAACCGCTTAGGACAATAATTATGATGACCATTCTTTCTACCGTAATCTCATTTTTAATGGGCGGTGTTCCTAAAATCTTGGATATGTTTCAGGATTCTAAGGATAAAAAGCATGAGTTAGAATTAGCTAGGATGCAGACTGAACGTGAGTTGCAAATGCTAGCTCAAGGTTATGCTGCTCAAGCTAAAGTTGAGGAAATTCGCACAGAACAGGTACAAATCAATGCCGATATGCAAACACACATGGCGCTCTTACAACATGACACAGAGTCTGCCAAAGGCGCTAGTTTATGGGTTATTAATGCCCGTGCTATGGTTCGCCCTGCTATTACCTATGGTATGTTTGCTCTGCTTGTTTTTGTGGATGTATTCGGTTTTATCTACGCATTTAAGACAGGTGTGGACTTTAATACGGCGTTAGACCAATTATGGGATGACGATTCTCAGCAGATTTTTGCTTCTATCATTGCGTTCTATTTTGGTGGCCAAGCGTTCAAAAAATGAAAGTAAGCGACAAGTGCATTAGCATGATTAAGCACCACGAAGGGGTTAGGACTAAGCCGTACAAATGCCCTGCTTTCTTATGGACTGTTGGTGTTGGCCATGTTATAGACCCTAACCACGCTAAAGTTCCACTAGCTGAAAGAAAAGATTTGCCTATTCCTGCTGGCTGGGATAGAACGTTATCTATGGAGGAAGTAGATGAGATTCTTAAAAAAGACCTTGCTAGGTTTGAATCAGGCGTTTCTCGTCTTTGCCCTGGCAATCTTACTCAAGGACAGTTTGATGCGTTGGTTAGCTTTAGTTTCAACGTAGGTCTTGGGAACTTGCAACGGTCTACTATTCGTATGAAGGTAAACCGTGGCGATATAGAAGGCGCTGCTGAGGGTTTTTTAGATTGGACTAAAGCAGGCGGTAAAGTATTAAAGGGCTTAGTCAATCGCCGTAACGATGAAAAAGCCTTATTTTTATCTTGATTCGTTAATAGCTACAACGTGCCTGTAGCGTTTCCATTTTTCTTGATAACGCTTGTCTTCTGATGGTGGCTCAAAACCGCATCTTTTTAGCGTTTCCAAGATATTGGTCTTAGCCGCAGGTACATATTTAAAGTTGATGTTATCTAGCTTTTTCATTTGTTTTTCCCCATATAGACGTATTTAGCCCAACGCTTGCCATCAGCTTTTTCGTTGATGGTCATAATATTGTGGCTAATTTTTAGCTCACAAATAACCGCCGCTAGCCTGGTGATGCCATATTTTTGGATGGCTTCCCAGCTAGTAATAGATTTTTTCTTAGTGAAGTGATTTAAAACTTGGTCTTTTTGATTCATGATTTTCCCCTTAAATGATTTGAAACGCCCACAAAACTACTGGCAACATAAAACACACACCTAAAAACATACCTTTTAAAATATCAGCCATTTACATACTCCATTAGTTCTTCTTCAAGAGATTTGCGTGTTTTTTCGCTAATTAACTCGTAGATGTCCTCACCTTTGTGGCAAATGCCTTCGATAAAGACTTGAGTTCTAAAAATGCCAACGCTTGGGTCGGCATCTTCTGTGTAGTAACCGATGTCT